GTATGAAGGCAACCACAGCGGGCGGTTCTGACTGTCAACAAGCTTTTTAACAGCCAGTAGAACAGCGTCGTTCATCATGAAACCGAACTTCGGAGAACGGCGGTATGCAGGGTCAATGGAGTGCTTTAGGTCAAGAAGTTCCAGGTATGTAAGTGCGCTTGTGGATGCGGCTGTTTTTCCGAGCGTTGAAGCGGTGACAACTCCGTTCGGCGTTGCGGAACCGTTGCCGAGCGTGCATTTGTTATTGATTGCGCGGCCAAAGCGTGCGCCAAACTGTTCCTGAAACCATGCCTCAAGTTGGTAATCATTGTCCTGAAGAATCTCGTAAGATTCTTTCACGACTGTACCGAACTTGTATGCGTCCATTTGCACCTGAGAGAACGTGAAGTCCTGAACCGTGAATGTGGAAGCCTCGCCAACCTGCACAGCAAGAGTTGAAGTGTCATCGTTCACGGCGTAGTAGCGCGTTGAACCTGTCGGGCTGTTCAGGATGGTGGCAGCTTCGTAGATGCCTGAATAGTCCTTCAGGTACGATTCAATGCCAGGCATCCATTCATCAGGAACAAGATAGCCGCCGAGGCTGTCGGTTCCGACGATTTGCGTGTTTGTTCCGCGTTTTTCAATCAGCGCCCGCTGCTCGCGGTCAAGGTCGCGAATGCCGGAACGCATGACCTGAAGGAATGCGGAACGGTAGGCGTTTTCTTCGCCCTTGTCGGCCTTTCCGGTTGACTTTTCGCGTTTGGCAAAATACTCGCCAGCCATGTCAGCCTCCAGTTTTTCCTGTTTGTTGTACTCGTCAATGTGCTGCGTGTAAGAGTTCACAGCGGCGAGCAGTTTTTCACGCTTTGACACTTCGTCGTCATTCAGCGTGCGGCCTTCTTCGTTTGCACGGTCGAGTATGGATTTGTAAGCCTCCCAATCCTCAGCGCGCCTGTCAAAGATTTTTTGAATCCCTGTTACCATTTTTGGTGAATTTTGAATTTGAAAATTTCCGCCTCAATTTGTTCGTCAAGAGCGCGGAGGTTTGCAAGTTTTATTTTTACGCTGTTCGTTTGAACATCCGGCGTATTTATTCTTGTAATTGTGATTGCAACTTCATTAATGAATGAAACAGCGTCGTCATGCTTCTGTGCAATCATTGTGGCGGTTTCAGTAGCGACCGCTGACAGATCAGGATTGACAGATGCAATCATGGTCAACTTGTCAGCACATTCCTTGTAAGCGCCTACGATTTTATTTGTTTCGCTGATGACCTCAGCCAGCACGTCAATCATTTCCGCTTTCGGCTCCATCTCTTCGCCGTATCCTTCGCCCCTGATTTCCTTAGACCGTTTAGCGGCGGTGGTGTCAGGATTGGCAGGATAGGTAACGGGTGATGCGTCGTAAACCGCACGCACAGCGGTAATCTCCCTGTAATCCTTCCCGTCTTTCATACTCCACTTGTCGCCTTTTGAGCGCCCTGATTCATCGGTGGCAATTGAAAATGCCCATGATGATTGGTCAATGTCGCCGCGCCTTAGCGCCTCTTTTACGTTTTGTCCGGTCGGGCTGTCGGGAAGTTCTGCCATATACCACATACCTACATCATCAAGTCCAACTTTAGCGGTTCCGGCTTTCGTGCGCCCTAAAATCAGGTTTTGGTCATGGTTGAACAAAATCCGCACATCTGACAGGTCGGCATTGTCAAGTGAGCCGCGTTGTATGGTTTCTGTGAACCATCCCATATCATAAGGCGTATCCCATTTCAGGGCATAGCCGAAAACCGTATCTTTCCCGCTTTCGGATTGCCTTAATTCAATAGCGCCCACACATGAACGCAGTTCAGTTGCAGGTTGATTATTCGCCTGTTTGCGCTGTTCCTGTGTTGTCATTGTTGTCGGTAGTGTTGTCCGGCGCTGCGTCCGGCGTGATATTATTCATTGCGGGGCTGTAGATGGTATCTGCATCCGCAATTGGATTCAAGTTTTCAAGTACGCGGATCTCGTTAGGCGTCATCCATCCCGGCGAACTGACAGAACCAAGCGCACGCTGATAGTATTCCGCACGGCTTTGTGTGTCGCCCCTGAGCATTGCATCCACGTTGAAACGGAAAAACAGCCGCATTTTTTCGTTCTCAAAAAGTAACTTTCGGTCAAGTTCGTTTTCCCAATTTTTCAGAATCGGGCGAAGCGTGTCACGCACGAACTCAAGTGACTGATGTTCGATGTTGTTGTTTGTGGCACGGTCAAGAAGTCCGCCCATGTGCATCGGAATCCGGTAGATTCGGAAAATGTCCTGAAGTGACAATTTTGCGGTTTCGATGAACAGAGCGTCTGCCGGTTTCATCATCAGGGGTACGAACTCAAGACCTCCGTCAAGGATAGGTGTTTTTCCGGCGTTTTCGCGCCCGGTATATCGCGCCTGCCATGCCTGTGAAAGATTCTGCTGTTGATCAGGCGAAAGTTTACCGGGGTGTTTTATGTAGCCTGACATGAACGCGCCGTTTTTCCATAGCGCCGCCTGTGTTTCGGTGGTTGCAATGCCAAGTCCGATATTTTCCCGAAAAATACTGATAGGTGACTTTCCGACAAGTCCATCGGTTGACATTCCTTTGATGTGGATAATATCACGCGGTCTGACAGGCGTTTCACGTTCGCGCATTTGCCCGTTCACTTTGTAGTCGTACACACGATACCACAGATTCCCATTGATGTCAAGTTCAGGAATTACCCAATTAGGGTTTTCGATAATACGGAGCGCTTTAGGCCGACGGTTGCCATCCCTGATAATGTCTGCATAGAAATTGCCATGTAGAGCAAGGTGAACCATTGCGGTAGCGCGGAAATCATAAGACGTGTAAAGGTCGTGTGGTTCCTGTGAAATTAAGTAGTTGCGAATGTCGCTGGTTAGTTGCAGTATTTGGCCATTGTCAGACGTGTACAGGCCGACCGGAAGCGATGCAATTGATTCAGACAGGATTTTCGCACAGGTAAAAACTCCGGCGTGTGCTAAAGCTGTTTCACCGTTCACCGCTACGCCTGATTTAGTCGGACGAGCGCCGAACCATCCCCATGACCATTCAGGTGTGCCTAACAGGTTGGCACGTTGGTTTTTTGGGGTAAAAACAGCCTTGATGTTATCTAAAAATCCCATGCGCTGAATTGTGGTACAAAATTCGCGCAATATGCAGGCGGTAATGTGATTTTTTGTTACCTGAATAAAAAAGCCCGACAATTGCCGGGCTAAGTGTTTCCATTTTGGAAATAGTTGCTATTTTTTTTAGTTAGCTCTCGCTTACTCGGAATGCCTCTACCTAAAGAGTTTGGTGTTTGTTTGCGGCTTCGCTCTCTTTGTATTCTTGCCTATTCTTAATCAACTCGGATACTCCGGCTAAGTATGTAGCAGCCGCTATTTTCCCCACTAAATTCATTGCAAACTCATAATCTGATTTTGATAGTGCGCCCACTATTTTATATGCGAGTTCGGTTATGGCGTCCTCTGCTACAATTAATGCAGCTTTGTTTATTTCAGCGGCATCTTTGACATTTCCTTCCGTTATGTATTTTCTTGTAATTTCTTTGACAGCTATTGCAATGTCTTCTGTTGTTGGTTGATCAAAAATCATTTTTTCGCTCATTGTGTTGTGTGTTTTATTGCGTTAAAAATTGTGTGTTTAACTTGTCGGTTATTTCGTTTGGTTGCGCCTCAATTCGTTGGTCAATTCGTGTATTTCCGCTGTCAACTGCTGCGCAATTCCGAACGTAGTTATGAGTTCTTTTTCCCCTTCGCACCACTTTTCCACGGCCTTCAGAAACCGGTCTCGGTTCTTGTCGCGCTCTTCGATTAACTTGTTAAGCCTTCTTACATCTTCCTGTTTTTCTGTAATCGTTTTTGCTTCCTTCATTGTGTGTTTTATTTTGTGAAAAAAATTGAACTCATCGAAAAATTAGAGTAGTTTCCAAAATGGAAATAACTGTTAATCGCCTGTTGCCTTTAAAATTCCGTAACTGCCTATTAGTATTCTCAGCTCCTCTTTGTAGGCATCGGAAACAGGAAGCGCCTTGATTCTGTATTCGATTTCAGAAGCTACCATTTCAGACAGTTTTCTGCCATCTAAAGGCGGGTATTTTATGATTGAAT